TACAAGTAATTTCATTTGCAATGCACGAGCATTTTCCTTAGCAGGATCCATAGGTTCTGGTTGTTTCGGTGCTGGCTTAAGCAAAGTTTCTATTTGTTTGGTACCAAGAGCTTCATAAACTCTTCTGTAAGCTTCGTGTAAGTTATGAATCTGTGGATTTGAACTTGCAATTTGTAATTGTGTCTGTGCAAGTGTTACTCTCTGCGCCATAGACATAATATTTGGATCTGCAACAGGTAAAATATCTACTCTACCATCAAAATCTGCGGATTTTATTTGTCTCGGCCCACCATAAACATCAAAAGGATACTCAGGAGGTAAAAATTCACCACAAATTCTTGCAAGAATTTTAAATTCTAATCTCATTGCATAGTAACAACGTTTATGAACACCACTCATTACACGTGAGCCACGCTCCATCAAAGCAATTGTAGTTCCTACAGCTCTGTTTTGGGTATCATTACCAACACCACTATCTGTGATTGCTGCAAACTTTTGTCCTGCTTGCACAACAAAACCTAAAAGATTAAACAAAGTTGTAGATGGTTCTGTAAACGGTAAATTAAAAAATTGATCTCTTATATTTCCACCTGGTGCATCAACATCTCTGAACTCTCCAGGTTGTATGGGTTGATCATCATCTCTTACTCTAATACCTCTTGACTTAAAACCTGCTGGTAAATTTTTTAATGTTCCTGCATCAATCAGTTGTCGTAATGATTGAGTTGCTGCAGTCGAAAGACCACCTATCATATGTGTAAGGCCAAACCCATAAAAACCAAGTCCTGGTAAAAATTTATAATGAACAAAAAATTCTACTCTTGCATAATTTAAATCGTTTGGTTTATAGTTTCTGTATATAGATAAAATTTCTCCTGATCCTTCGTCAATTGTAACAATGTAAGGAATTTTTATTTTTTTTGCTTTGTCGTCAAAGTCTTCATAATCATCAAGATTTAAATCTACATGCATTTCTAAAATCGTATGTAAATAGTCATCACCAGATTTTTTAATACCTTCAATTTCATTTAATTTCTTTTGTAATGCGTCTGGTTCAGGTTCCCCTTCTGTTAATTCAATATCTCTATAAAACCCTGCAGCTTGTTTTTTGATTACTTCATTTTTTGTCATTTTAATAATGTGAGTAATTCTTTCACAATCTTTTAAATCTGATGCGTAATAGGGGACGACTATTTCTTCTGCTGGTATAAATTTAGATACAGGCCTTTGTAATAATTCATCATAATATATTTTTTTAAATGTGCTACCGGACAATGGTAAATAAAATAGCATCTGATCCATGTCAGTTGTAAACTCTTCCATCTCCTCCATAAGAAGATAGTTCATGTATTCTTTTACACGTTCTGCTTGTTGTTCAATAGCTGGTGTTTGAAGACCTATAGTTTGTGTTCTAACTGGACCATCAGAAGGAACTAATTCTTTATAGGCTTGTGCTTGGAATTGTGTAGTTGCTTCAGCCAACATAGGATGAGTGACATTAGAAGCTCCTTTGAAAGGTCTTGTAACATTTAAATATTTAGTTCCTAATAAATCTAAACCTTTGATGTAAGCATCTTCCCAATCTTTTCTTGATAATTTATCTTTTTTGTATTCCTGTGTAAGCTCTGATGCCATCTCTCTGAGAGTTCTTTCATCCATGCTCTCAGCAAGATTAGAGTTAAAATCATTTGCAGGTTCTTGCTCTACTTCTTCTTCCCCTTCAACTTGAACGTCTACTGGCCCAGGCACTCCTGCAGGACCTTCTGTTTCTTCGTCAGCTACTCTAAGTTCTTCTTCTAATTCTGGTGTTTCTTTTTCGACTGCCATTAATTCATCCTAAATAAGTTTTTGTTTATAAAACCACCTAATTTTTTGTAAATCTTTTGAGGTTGTGCCATATTTGGAGTTACTTTAACAGAAAAAACATCAGTGTACAACTTAGCGTCATCTGATGGAATAAATGCAGTGCTATCCTGATCTGAAGTTGGTTTATTTTTGTAAGCTTTTGTATGGTATAATTGATCATATCCCTTATCTCCTGGAACAGTAACCTTTGTTGGCTGTAGAACTTTATATGGTTTTGAAGGATCTGATTTTGCAATTCTAATAACTTCTGTCTTTGAATCAAAAGTTTTTGCAATTGCTTTCATAGCGTCTGGGTATGCTGCTAAAGATTTAGATCCAGGTACTTTATTTCCTCTTGCGTATCCGTATGCTTGAACCAAACCTTTATAAGTTTTGGTATCAATATTTCTTGAAATTAAATTTACTGGAGCTATTGCTACATAATCAACACCTTCCTTAGCTGCTTTGTTTGTTAAAAATTTTATCGCTGCGCTAGAATATTGTGATCTATCCATTAAAGGAAAATAATCTACTTTATTCCCCTCTCTTACTACAGCTCCTGAGCCAGATAAATCTTGAGCTGAAACTTGACTTCTTCGTGTAACTTCTCTTAACTGTTGATCAAGTTTTTTTATTTGGTTTGCTGTATATTCCAAAGCTTTACCACTTACTCTTCTATCTAAAATATCACGAGACAGTCTACCCCTCTCTTTTGAAAGAAAAGATATTATTTTATCGTTTTGAAATGGATTAGTTCTTACAGTGCTATCCAATGGATTTAGTCCACCTTTTCTCATAGCCTTTGCAATATTTTGGTTAGTGTCTGATTGTATTTCACTTATCAAATATGTTTTCTTACCATTGGGTAAAGTTCTTGTATCATATCTAAAATGAACTACAGGATTTTCGACATCGATGTCACCTCTATAATGTGGATTTTGAAATCTAGCTTTTTTGTTAAGAGGTATACCTTCGTCTAACACAAGGAAACCTTCTCTGTAATTTGTGCCTCCAGGTAATGTATAAGTTGAATCATTTGCATGCACAGTGCTTTTTAAATTTTTAGTTCTAGATACAACGTCATCAATCTCACCTTGTATGTTATTAAATATTAATTTTTGATCATTTGTTCTTGCAAGTGATTTAATTCTTTTCATATTGACAGCTATGTTTTTTTCTGCATCAGCTATCTCAGCAAAGTTTCCACCTCGAATGTTATCTCTTAATTGTTGGATGCTTCCCTTTAAAGCATTAAAAGATTCTTTTATCATACCATATTCAAGATTAGCTGAGGGACTTGATCTTTGTGCATTATCAATTACTTTCTCAATACCACGTAATCTTCTAAATGTAAGATCTATTGTTTCTTCAGCTGCATCAACGACTCCTGAAGGTATTCCATATTCAACAGGTTTTAGTCTGTATGCAGGATTCATGGCTGCCATCTCTGCTAAATCTTTTGCAGCGACTTTTACACCTGCTTGTTTAGCACTGAACAATAACCCACCAGTAAGCTCTCCTGCTCTGTCGAATGTTGCAACATTTGAATCAAATAATTCCTCAAGGGGCACTGTCTGATCTTTACCTCTTAGATAACTTCCTTTAGCAAAGCCTTCGTCTAGTTTAAACTTTCTTGCAGAAATATAACCTTCTTCGTATTCTCTACCAAAAACTTTTAATTTACGTGTGCCTCTGTTAGTTAACCAATTTGCCCAATCATCAGCAGACAAAGACACTGGTCCTTTTTGCGCGATTCTATCAAAGAGTGTGGATGCAAATACTTTGTTACCCGCTTCCATTGGAGCATTAGAAAATGCTTGTTGAATTGCAGGAGGCTTAGCAACTGTAGCTGCAGTTTGTTCAGCGATAGTTTCTGGAGGAGGAGGTAACTGTCTTGAGCCTCCTGTTGGTTGTCCGGTAGCCGGTGTTGTTGGTCTTTCTTTCTTTAAAAATTTACGACCAATCCCTGCAAGAATATTACGTAGGGACATTGTCCCTCCTAGTACATTTTGGTAGGTTTAGATCTCGCTATTCCACCACCTCTGGCTTTTATCATCGTGCCTTTTTTATAACCAGCCATACCCATAGGTCGTTGCATCATGCCACCACCCATTTTTTTAGATACTGCTTTTTTCGCAGTAGTTATATCTCTTTCAGTAAGTCTATCTCTGTCTTTCATACTTTGTGCTAACGCATAGGCTCTTGCTCTTTCTTCAATACTAATATCTTTAAAGGTCTTGTTTCTACCTCTTTTTTCATCTTTTAAAAATTGTTTATCTCGCAAAGTAAGTTTATCTTTATCTTTACCTTTTATATGTTGCATAGCTTTTCCTCTAGGTCCACCCATATCTAAACCACCACCTTTGTTATATCTCTTCATCATGCCGCCACCCATTTTTTTCATAGGGTTAGTTTCTCTCTTTGGTAAAGACTTTGCCATTTTTTCTCTGTTAAGTCTGTTTTGAAATTTTTTAATACCAGCTCTTGCTTTCATTCCCATCTCTTCTAACTTACCAATGTTTCCAGCATCACGGCCACCGCCTTTGCCCATTTTAAATCCACCTTCTTTTGCTTTCATAACTTTGCCTGGTTTCATTTTCTCATCTTGTAAACCTTTGCCTCTACCTTTTGCTTTTTCTGCTCTAAGCACAGCAAAATCTTTTCCGTCTATTTTATCTGTTGGTGGAGCCTTAGATGCAATTTTTGCTTGGCCACCTGTTAGAAATTTTGTTTTTTTATATCTAACGTCTGGTGCTTTGTAGATTGATCTTTTTTTCTTTGCAAAGAATCCAGGTCTCTCGTAATTATATCTATTTGATGGTGTGTCTTTAAAAGTTATACCCTTAAAAGGTCCTTCAAGAGCTTTAAATGTTTGACCTCTAAATCTTTTACCAGACTCTGCACTAATCTTGTTTGCATCTCTAGATGCCGCTGCACCAGCAGCATAAATTTTATTCAATCTTTTTTCATCGCTACCGATAATTTTATCTAGAAATTTTTTTTTGTATTTGAATGTAGTTCCTTTTTCGCCTGTGAGTTTAGAGCCTTTATTTCTTTTCAATACCATTTGCTCTTCTCTCCTCTTGGCTTTTTTCTCATCCATTCTTGCTCTAGGTGATTTAGGCTCTTCTGCTCTTGCAACTTGACCTAAGCTTGGTCTTGGTGCTGGTGTGTTACTGGGTCGGGGTCCTGGTTGAGCAACTCTGCCAGTCGCTCCTCCTGGGCCAGATCTTCTTGATCCTCTACCCTTTTTTTTATCTCTTTCGACATCTAACATTCTTAATGGCATAATATCTCCTAATAATATTTATATTCCTTTTCTAATTTTATTGGTGGGTCATCCCAATCATCAGAGTAGGTACTTACAAATCCACCTTGCCTATATCTTAACACAGCTTGGGTCATGCTGTCTACATAGTCATCGTACTGTCCATTAGGAAAAGCAGCACATTCCTCAATTACCTCTTGAGCAAAATGCTCCTCTTTTGGTGCAAATACCATTCCAGACTCAAACACAGGAGCACAGCTATTTATACGTGTATGCTTATCTCTACCTCTTGCAGGCACATAATCTACTACAGGAATTCCTGCACGTCTCAACTCATGTATTAAAGGTTGCCCTGAGGCTTTGGCCTCAATAATTACTGTTTCAGGTTCCCAGTATTTATATTGCTCAATAGCTAAGTTTTTTAAATCTGGAAAATCATATCGACCTTTATGTGCATCTAGAAGTAATATACATTTTTCATAACCCTCAACAGGTTCAAATATACCCCAAGTTGTAATAGCTGAATAATCAGCAGTTTCTTTTTTTGAAAATGCAGTATCATAACTTTGTATTACGTGAAGTAATTTTGGTAAATTTTCTTCATCCCAATCTTGCCACCATTCTCTTTTTATAATTGCCCCCTCCTCTGAAGTTGGGTCCTGCATATACTGTGCATTCCAATTCTTCGTTGAGATTGATGCTTTGACAGAATCTAAATCTTCTCTTGACCAATACTCTGGCCACACAGGCTTATCACTTGGTAATATTGCAGGGAACTCTATAACGTCCCACTGATCCGCTTTTGGCTCTTTCTGTGCTTTGATTAATCTTCCCGTAAGATCGTCTACCGCCCACCGGGTCATGACCACTAGGATCCTACCACCTGGTTGCAAACGCTGTCTGGGTCCTGAACTATACCACTCGTAAGCTCTATCCATAGCTGAATCAGACATTGAGTCTTGTTCTGTGTGTGGGTCATCTATAATTAATAGATCTGCACCACGACCTGTAATGGACCCTCCAACACCAGCAGCGAAGTATTCACCGCCATGATTTGTTTCCCAACGCCCTTTAGCTTTAGAGTCTTCTCTCAACTGAACGTTTCCAAAAATTTGTTTATACTCTGCCGTGTTCATAAGGTTCCTTACCTTACTTCCAAACCTTGATGCTAGTTCAGCGTTGTGCGAAACCTGCATAATTTTTTTCTTTGGATACTTTCCAATATACCAAGCAGGAAACAAATAAGATGCAAATTCAGATTTAGTATGTCTAGGAGGCATATTAATGATGAGCCTCTTAGCATCACCATCAGCAATATCTTGAAAAGATTCCGCTATTATTTGATGGTGCCCATATTTTTTTGGGTCCTTTGTCTTTCGATATATAAAATCTTCCCACACAGTTTGAGCAAAAATAATAAAATTATCCTGGCATAACTTGATCCACTGCAATTGTTTTTGCAGTATTAAATCTTTTATTTCATCTTCTGTTAAATTTTCTATATTCATACCGTTTGGGACCCTAGTATATTTGTAAATGCTACTTTGTAAACCTCTTTGCTAACAAAACACGTACACAATTACGCGAATTGGCAAAACGTAAGATTGGTTTATGGCCGTTGGAATTTTAGAGCCTTCTATATAGATACACCAATGGCGTTGTTAAACGCCATTGGTTGTCAGTTCTATTTGATTAGTATTTGTACAAGTGATTGGAATTTAGTTAATATGTTCTGCCTAAATTCATCAACGCATCTGTTGCCCTGATTTTCTAAGATATGCTTTTCTACTTCACTCTCTAACATTTTATACATCAGTTCATAATTAAGATTGGTTTGTGATTTCTGGTCAACCTTTGGTTGACCAGTCGTCATTGATGTATTGACCTTATTCGCTAAAGCTTGTGCAAGTGTCATAAGATTACTGGGCATCTGCATCACTCCCAATAGCTTTGTACTCTTGATATTCAATCTCAGTACAAAACTTGTTAAACAAATCATTGTGAGCAATCTTGAAATTTGCTGTTTCAAATTTCTTACGCTTACGATTTATTTTTTGTAACCCATAATTATTGCCATGTTCATCTTGAACAATAATTAAGTTTTGATTAGACCTCTCAAACACATCAACAACATTCTGTTTCATTGTGTCTAACTCTTTAGATAGTCTATTTGCTTTTAGCTTTAGTTGAGCATAGGCAAGAATAACTTTTTTTTCTTCTTGCTTAACTCTCTTTACTGCATTTGGCATTTTTACCTCTTTGTTAGTTTTATATTCTTATGAATACCCCTATGTCTTATCAAATCCCATAAGCTTTGCAATAGTTAATTTAACTTTTTTTTATCTTTAAATAGATCGCTTATCTTAATCTTTGGTTCAACTTCTAGTTGTACATCTTCACCCAATGCATCTATTAATTTTTCCACCAGCAGTTCCATCTCCTGCGTAGCTTTCTTCTGTGCTTTATTACCATTCAACTTACGAGATGCCGAGCGAGGCGAGGCGACATCTGTCGCCTCGCTTTTAATTTTAAACTTCATTACCAACTACACCAATATTCTACGACTTTCTTGTCGTTGATTGCCTGCTCGCAGAACTTTAAAAATTTAATGTCCTGCTCTTTGTACTCCTTAACGCTCTCTTCTTGAAACTGCTGTCCCCAGAAGAAACCATCTTCAGCGACATAGTCCTTGTAGCCCTCTTGTATTTGTTCGGCTAACTCTTTTGCGACCTCTTCAGTTATATAGACAGGTGCGTCTTGATCGCCATTGAAACCTAAATGAGCAAGGTGTCCCTCATGCTTATGGTTTGTGTTTTGCTTGTCCCATTGTGCTGACATGAACTGTTGAAGTCTTGCGTGCTTTCGCCAAACAAAAACATTTTCATGTTCTTCTTTACTTTCAACTTCGTTGTCAGAGTAGTATTTTTCCCAATCTACTTTATGACCTCGAAGGTGCGCGTGTTGATCTAAACCCATAATAACTCCTTTGTTAGTTTTTAAGTTTGATTCGTTGTCTTATCAAATCCCACGAACATTACAACAATTATCTTTTAGAACCATTCTAAAGTAGGAATCAAGCAACTTGACCTAAGCTTGCCTGGGAACACGGGGTGGAGATCCCAGCAGCTCCTGGAGCTGCTGGTACCCGCCAAATTTGTCGAGAAACGAGAACGAGCTACAGAGATCCAGCGAGAAAGAGAACCAGGAGTCCAGTGGCCACGATGGTGAACCGTGGCCAAAGAATAAGTAAGACTATTAATGGTGCGAGGATTTCTATCACTCGTCCTTCACCAAGCTTTCTTCCCAGGTATTACCAGCTGCAATGGAGGGAGTCCCGGGCCCGCCAGTCAAAGAGTAGATCTTTCCTGCTTCAGGTTTGCCTTTGTCAACGACAACGTTATCTGCAGCGGACCAGCCATCCGGTGGCGCGTTTTCTTTGTTTAGTTTCTTGATTAATTTTTCGAGCTTCATAGAGATCCTCCTTAGTTAGTTTACGTTGTTACATAAGACCTGATGGGAGACATGTCAAGAGGTATTATTATTTTTATTTTCGCGCCCAGACGAACACGGACTGTGCTGGGGGAAGGTGAGCTCCAGGGGCTGCTGGTGCTATCCACTTTAGCACTTGCACCGAGAACGAGAAACGAGATATGTGCCGAGAGTCTCCGGTTCCCTGCCCGCAGTTAACTAACTAAGAGGGATAAATAACTACGGGCGGGGAACGAGAGCTTCACGCTGCCTGGGCCCTGCAGAGCTCCAGCAGCTTCTGCTGGATGGTAGGCCACTTGTACGGCACCGAGAACGAGAAACGAGGTTTCAGTGACCGAGGATCGGTGAACACGGACACGGGCTGGTACAAATCTATGCGTCTTTGCGAGAGGGTCTCTTTCAAGATAAATACGAGACCTCCTGCTTTGATATATTTATTAATCCAAACTATTTGCCACTTGTTTAGGTCTGGATATATGAGTTGATCTGACTTGAGTTCAATCCAAAATACACCCTGTCTATGTGCACCATGAACATCAGGAATTCCATTGATTGTTGTAGATTCTATGCGGGTTAAGAAGCATTCAGTCAACCCTTTTTTTACTCTATTCCAAAATATAGATTCTCTTTTCATTTAGATCAGTTTTTTAATTTCTTTGATAACCGAGCTTGGTATAATTGTACTATTACCAACCTCTTCAATGTCGCCCTTTTCGGTCTCAGAATAGTCTCCAAACACCCTTGTAATGCCTTTTGATTGACTTAATAGATGACCTTTAGTTACACAAATTGGAAGTTTAGCTGTCTGCAGAGCTGGTATACTATGCCATGAGCTGTCACTACAAATGTCATACCATTTTATTTCAACGAGAGGATACTTGTCCTTCCAATGTTTTGCTTTTTTCTTAATTGATATTTTTTTATTCATCTACCTTTACCTTCACTACGCCCATAGAAGTAAACATAGTTGAGTTGTGCACTGAATTGAAAGCTTTGATCCACTCTGACCAACTAGCTGTCTTCAATTTCTTTAACG